CGATGATTGGATGAAGGTGGACCCGAAGTGGCTCGCCGAACTCCAGATCTATGATAACCACACAGTTATCAATGGTGTACCCGGTTTACGTTTTGTAGACCGGATGAACCTGCGGACTAGTGCTGGTTTTCCGTGGAAGAAGTCGAAGAGATTCCTCAGTGTTCTTTTAGAGCCTGATGAGAATTATGCTGAACCCGTAGCCTTCACTGATGAAGTGATGGATAGGGTTGACGAGCGAATAGAGCGCTATCTAAATGATTACCGCACACATCCTGTGTTTGTTGGTTGTTTGAAAGATGAAGCTCTCAAGCTCTCAAAGTGCGTCGAAGGTCGTACTCGCATATTTATGGCAGGTGCTGCTGACTTCATCTTTGTGATGCGGAAAGTACTCCTTTCATTTGTGCGAGTCGTCCAGAAGAACAAATTCGTTTTTGAATCTGCTCCTGGAACTGAAGCGCAATCAGTGGAATGGGATTGGTTTTTCCAATTCCTTACACAACATGGAGTTGACCGTTGTATTTTCGGTGACTTCAAGGGATTCGATATCTCCATGAATGCAGTATTTATACTTGCTTCTTTTTGGTGTATTGAAGAATTCCACCGCCGTGCTGGTGTTTCTGAGGATCATCTTCGATTGATCCGAGGTATTGGCTATGATATAGCCTTTGCTCTCGTTGATTTCAATGGTGACTTGATTGAATTCCTAGGCAAAAACCCCTCCGGACAGGCTTTGACTGTTATCATTAATGGTATAGTTAATTGCTTGTACATGAGATATGTATATCATATTCGCAACCCATTGCATGAAACTTTTTCCTTCCAACTGAAGGTGAAGTTGATTACTTATGGTGATGATAATGGTATGAATGTTGATCATTCGGCCCCTTGGTTCACTCACTGCACTTTGGCAGAGACGTTAGCCACTATTGGTGTCACATATACCATGGCGGAGAAAGAAGCGGAATCTGTTCCGTATATTTCCATCTATGAAGGTTCATTCCTGAAGAGAAGATGGCGGTATGAAAAACAGACATTATCGTATGTATGCCCCCTAGAGGAAGCCTCCATTTTGAAGGCTCTAATGATAGGTGTGCGTTCCAAGAGTGTATCTCATGAAGCGCAGTGCATCCAGATTATTCACAGTGTAAACAGTGAGTGGTTTTGGCATGGACGGGA